TTTGTCGTATATTTGTATTTCTATTATATTTATATATGTAACGGAGGTGAAGGACACTCACCTAAATAAAACCATAAAACATAAACTCTTAAAACTTAAAAGACATGGCTATTAACTTAGACGCAATTAAGAGCAGACTTAACAAACTGCAAAACACCCAAAGAACAACTGTAGAACTTTGGAAACCAGCACCGGGCAAACACACTATTCGTTTGGTCCCTTACAAATTCAACAAAGAGAATCCTTTCATTGAATTGTACTTTCACTACAACGTAAACAACAAAACTTATCTATCTCCGATGTCATTCGGTAGACCTGACCCAATTGTTGAGTTTGCTGACAAACTTAAAAGAATGGGTGATAAGGAAGATTGGAAAGCTGCTAAGAAAATGGAGCCGAAACTTAGAACATTCGTACCAGTATTGGTAAGAGGTGAAGAAGGTGAAGGTGTAAGATTCTGGGGCTTTGGAAAAACTGTATATCAAGAAATTCTTGGTTACATCGCAGATCCTGATTATGGTGATATTACTGACCCAAATGAAGGTAGAGATATTACTGTTGAAGTAGTATCAGCTGAAGACAGTGGTACTTCTTACCCTGTAACAACAATCCGTGTTAAACCAAAGGAAACTCCTTTAGCAGCAACTAAAGAAGAAACCGATAAGTGTATCAACGGACAAACCGAAATCACAGACCTTTACCAAGAGTTGACTTATTCGGAATTGAAAAATGTATTAGAAGGTTGGTTAAACCCATCCGCTAATGGTGATGAAGATACATCTACTGCAGCAGTAGAAACGTTAGCATCTACCGCAAAAAATGATGAAGCACCATTTGATGTTGATGACGTAAAATCAGCACCAAAAGAATCACCGAAGAAAATCGATGATGTAGCATCAGCATTTGATGACCTTTTCAATTCATAGTAAATAAGTAACAATATGGCGAAAGCAACGAAAGAGGTAGACTTAGCAGAAGTGCTAGCGGACTCCCTAAACAAACAAGCAAAAGACCAAAAGGTAGCATTCTTTTTGGACAACAATGACTCCCCTACAAACGTAGAAGGTTGGGTATCAACTGGAGCATCAATGTTGGATGTGGCAATCTCCAATAGACCTTATGGAGGTTTGCCTGTTGGTAGAATTACCGAAATTACGGGATTGGAACAAAGTGGTAAATCATTAGTATCAGCTCACTTACTTGCCGAAACTCAAAAGTTAGGTGGTATAGCTGTATTGATTGACACGGAGAACGCCGTAAGTAGAGAATTCTTAGAAGCCATTGGAGTAGATACAACCAAATTACTTTATGTAGCAGCTGAGACTGTTGAACAATGTTTTGAATATACTGAAACTATCATCGAAAAGGTGAGAGTTGCATCGAAAGATAAGTATGTAACAATCGTTGTGGATTCAGTAGCAGCAGCATCAACTGAAAAGGAGATGGAAGCTGATTATGGTAAGGATGGTTACGCTACGGATAAAGCAATTATCATTTCCAAAGCAATGCGTAAAATCACAAATCTTATTGGTAGACAGAAAATCACTTTGGTTTTCACAAATCAATTAAGACAGAAGATGAACGCAATGCCATTCTCTGACCCTTGGACAACTTCTGGTGGTAAAGCAATTGCTTTCCATGCATCGGTTCGTTTAAGATTAAAGAGTATGGGAACGATTAAGGCGAAAGAAAATGGTAACGATAGAATCGTAGGTATCAAAGTTCGTTGTCAGGTAGTAAAGAATAGGATGGGACCTCCGTTACGTTCCGCCGATTTCGATATCTTCTTTGATAGAGGAATTGATAACTATGGAGCTTGGTTGGGAATGATGAAAGAAAATGGAATCGTAAAACAAAGTGGTGCATGGTATGAATATACTGATATTGATACTGGTGAAATCATTAAGTTTCAGGCGAAAGATTTTCCTTCTACATTGGAAAACAATCAGGAAGTAAAAGAGCAAATCTATAAAAGGATTTGTGAAGGTACAATTTTACAATACAAAAAAGATTCACTTGATACTGATAATTTGGTGACAGATTCAGAAGTAATAGGTGATTAATAAAGGTTACAAAAAATATGAAAGAACTATACAAAAAATTACTCAATGAAGTTGAGACAGAACATGAATCAAACGCCCAAAGGGTAAGGAATGGTAGAGTTCTTATCATAGATGGACTCAAT